TGAGATCCACCAATTAAGGCTTTGACCGTGCCGTCACGTAACCAGTTCCATGGAGATAGTTTCTTTGCTGCAGAAAACTCACCAAGTTTGCCGATACGATTAATGACATATGGCATATCAAAGAACCGAACATTCCAACCAGTAATAACGTCAGGGTAATCACTTGTCCAGAATTTAAGGAAACTAACCAGCAAAGCTTCTTCACTATTACATTTTCTGTATTGAATAAGCGGACCATTTGGATCTACGTTATAGTCGCCTAATCCCCATACATGATATACATCACTCTTACTGCTCTTCAGAGCAATAGAAATGATAGGATAGTCTGCTTGATCAGGATGTGGGAAACCTTCGTCAGATGCAACTTCGATATCAAGATTAACGATATTGACAAGTCGTTTCTTAAATGTTATATCTTGTGGAAACTTATCTGTAATGAATTGTTGCACAAATCGTTCGTTACCGTATATCCTAGTGCCATCAGTATTTTTCATTCTATCATAGAAATCTTTTGCAGATTTCATATCATCGAATTGCATAGGTCCTACCGGAGTACCATCAAGACCCTTCCAGTCTGATTTCTCTCTTGTTGGAACATAGAATGTAGGTTGAAACTTGTACTTATGTTGTATTTGAACGCCATGATCATTATATCCTCGATAGAGAATAGAATTACCTAGCTTTACAACTGATGTATAAAAACTCATATAATCTCCTGTGATAATATTATTATATCACAGTTTAGTATATATGTAAACAACTATTTGCGATTATGTAGAAATAAATAATGGTAGGCCATTACAGCCTACCATCTATTTTTAGTTATGAATATCAAACACTCTTTGTTTGATATCGCAGCGACTTACTCCGATATCTCTTAGTTGTGTATCATTCATAGATCTTAGCACATAATATGAAGCTCTACGTTCTTGATTGACAAGATGTTGGGCCCACATTTTTCTAGCTATTTCACCTACGGCGCTCATTAAGCTGTTGCCGTGTGTCAGTATATTTTGCATTTTGGTTATCCTCGTTTTGACCAATTGTGATTTTACGAGGACGCATTTCTTCTGGGATGACGATCTTCAAATCAATCGCTAGAACTCCATCCACTAGATCTGCTCCGTGTACTTCTACATATTCTGACAGCCTAAAGGTGCGTTTGAACTTCTTCGTGGATATTCCACGATGTATGTATTCGCGACCTTTGCTTGGGTGTTCCCCTTTAACCGTTAATGTCCGTTCTTTGATATCAACTTCTAATTCATCTTGACTAAAACCTGCCACAGCAAGTTCGATAAGATATTGATTCTCATCTATCTTTAGTATATTGTGTGGAGGATAGTGATCATTGGCGTGTCTTGTGGTATGATCCAATTCTTTAAATAAATGGTCAAAACCAACAAATGATGATCGGGGAAAGATTGCGTGTATGCCTGTCATGTGTTATCTCCTTTATAAGCAAGCAAGATTAATGACGCCAGATTATTCTGCACGTCGCTGGTATTTATACAGACAAAACTTTTTATTGTGTATTTTGTCTAGTATTTCCTATATTATATTTGGGACACAATTCCCATTGTTCTTTCTCTTTAAACGGAATAATCTTAATCTGTCTGAGCGGAGCACAACTTAACGGCTCTCGTTTGACCAACGCTATCAGACCCCAATCGCTTAGTAGTGTAGCAATCGTATTACGTCTTTCGAGATCATTTAACTCAAAGTTAGATTTCTTTCCATCTAATAAGAATAATTCTTTAAAATGTACAATGAAATATCGACCTTGTTTATGTAATATATGACAAGATTGAAATAGTTTTTTATCTCTTCTGGAAGCAACACCTATACGTGTAAGTGTTTCTCTGACCTTTAGAAAGTCATCTGGTTCATTTAGAGTAATCTCAAGCATCGTAGCTGGAGTCCACTCTACATCATTTTTTTCTTCCTGTTCCACCTTTGTTCACCTTTATCTTTAACTCTGAGATCTGAGAAGATGTAAGTAGGGGGAGAACTTGGCGAGCCTTTTCATTGCTATAGCCATAATATTCTTTAACCACGTCGATATCATTTTCTAGTTCAGGTTTGTTCCATTTCGAAAAGCGCTTTCGCTTCCTGACTATATTTATAAGAAACGAGTATTGTAACTTATTATCCAGGTGGTGGTGCATATTCATCTCATTTGCCATGAGAACAGTATCATTAAAGTATGACAAGGATCTATTGATCATAAACGGAGCATAACCCTTTTCAGCTATATCGTCGACCATTAGATCCTTTTTAGTCATATTGATTGAGTTTACATACTCAAACGGGTTCATACTCTATGTAGCTTTGTCAAAGGCTGCGCTTGCAGCTGCACCATCTAGTTTTGCGGCTGGAACAGCTTCAGCGGCTGGCGCTTCAGGTTCTGCTGGCTCCAAGCTTTTGATTAAACCCGCAGTAAAGGCTTTTGCCGCAACTTGACATTGATCTAGTGCAAAACGAGTACTTTCAGTTTTTTGCTGTAGATCTTTGAGCTGTCGTATCATGTATTGTTGCTCTGGTGTCATATCTTCAACAATATGCTGCGCACCATTAATTGTCATAGTTTCTTTGGTTTTAGCTGTTTCTTCAGTCATTAAACTTGTCCTTTGTTAATATATCAGAGTGTTATTTATACGGCCTTTATGGCCATTCTTCGGTTAGCCTATTGGCTATTCGTTCGACTAGTATTTCTCTTGTGAGATGCACGGAGTCGCCTTTTAACATGTCACTGCTATTGTAGTATAGCTGTGGAACAGTTGTATGGCCCTCTTCTTTTATGAATTTTTTTGCTTCGGCATCATACATGATATTCTTTTCAGTGTAAGAATAACCCCATTCAGTCAGTTTGTTCTTTAGAAGTACACAGTATCCACACCTATCTTGCGTATATAATATGATTTCAACTATATTATCGAATACTATCATTATTTAAACTCCACGTTAGACATTACTTCAGTCATGCATGCAACAATATTAAGTTCATGGTCAGCTACAAATGCATTCTTATATTGATAATCGGCAAGTATCAACACGAGTTGTGGAATACTTGTAGGTTGTACACTATCTACCATACGGTCATATATGCCACGGAATATAGCAGATGCATCTACATCAATGTTATTTACTACCCATGCGCGCATCTTTTTAAAGTCTTTGTTCTTTAGATGTTTCAGTAAGTCATTATATTGGTTATGGTCACTTGTATTTATAATACTAGTATCTAATTTGCCATTGATAATAAATCGTTGGCATTCATTAATGACTCTTCGACAATCAGGCAAGTATTTCATTATAACTTCAGCAAGTAAAGCCTTATCAGCAGTTACTTGTTCTGCAGCAAGTATCTGTTCAAGTCTTGTCATAAACTGACCAGCAAGTCCTGCCATTTGTTTCTTTGTTGTATTAAATTCGTATACACCACATCGTGAATGAAGTGGTTCAATGATACGGTTCTTAAAGTTACAAGTCAGAATAAATCTACAGTTATCACTGAATTGTTCTATGAAGCCACGTAGTGCAGGTTGAGTCGACTGTGGATTGAGGTAATCAGCTTCATCAAGTATGATAACCTTTTTACCACCTTCAAGAGATACAGTAGATGCAAACTGTTTGATTTTGCCTCTGAGTGTATCGATATTACCTTCTTCAGAACCATTGATTACAATATAATCAAGTCCTAGCTCACGGCATAATGCTTTGGCAATAGTAGTCTTGCCAAGACCTGCGGTGCCAGTGAAGAGCATATTCTGCAGTTCACCGGTAGCAAGCATGTTTTTAAAGGTAGTTTTTAGACTCGCAGGGAGTATAGTATCTGATACTGTCATTGGTCGATATTTCTCGACCCAGATAAAGTTTTTCATTCAGTTCCATTTTCAAGTAGTTTAATCATATTATATCATATATCGGAACAGTTGTACACCTATTCTTGTGCCATATTCTGTATTTCAGTCTCAGCAAGTGCTACAATCTGTACGCATTGATCTCGCAATTGGCCAATAGTAGAAAGCTCTTCACCTCTAAAACCACCACGTTGTACAACAGTATCAATGACTGCTATAGTACTACGTGCACTTCGATTAGCAAGATCTGTAATAGGATTTAAAATATTATGTGCTTCTATATCGGTCATACCTTTTTCAGCCATATCAACTTGAATTTGGTCATCAACTGTGTTTATTTTCTTATTCATTTTCTTTTCCTTATTTTTCAAGTGCAATCCAATATTGAATAGGTTTTTCTTTGTGTATAAAATTAGAGATATTTTTGTTTGAAATCTTCACATCGTAATCTCCTGGAACGATCTTAAGGTTACTTATATTAATAATATGTGTACCTTCTCCTTGGCCTTGACCAGGCACATCAATAGAAAATGTATTAGATGTAGGATTTTCAGTATCAAATACCTTTAATACCACACCACCTGTATCTTTTGTTTCTACTTTCATGCTTGTACTGCCAAGAGCAGCAGATGCACGCTTAATTCTATTTAAAGTGTCATTATCAAGGGTAAAACTAATGTCAAAATTATCCATGGAGCTAGCATTTTGTATCATCTTTTCTGTTGGGGAGGTTAACATTTCAGGATCAGTAAAGAAATACTTTATCTTAGACCGACCGGTTTGATCACTTATCATAACCCATTTTTCTTCCATCGAAAGTTTAGGTTGCTCAACAAGTGATAATACACTGAGAAACTCATTTAGATCGTAGATACCTACATCTTGTTCGAACTCCTCTTCAACAGAACAAGAAGATAGTATATTCTTTGCTTCTGATATTGTAGTAATCGTATTGCCTTTGCGTGCAATAAAATTAGGATTAATAGAACTATAGTTCTTTAATATTTGCATTGTATTTTCAGATATATTCATTATGATTCCTTTATTATTAAATATATTATATCACAGTTTAAACTTCTTGTACACTGTTAATTTCAGCTGTACTAAAGTTTTTCTTCTTACTAAATTCGATCTTATCTTTGAATCTGCCGTCTAGTATCTCACCCTTATGTGATATAACAAATACATTTGTATCCGTATCAAGTGTATTTAAGATCTTCATAAGATTTTCTACGCCATCATGATCGAGTGAACTATCAAATGTTTCATCAAGTATTAATAGGTTTGTGGCTACAGAGTTCTTCATCTTAGCAATCTGACGCCAAGCAAATAGTAATGCCAAATCGATACGCTGCTTCTCACCTTCAGAAAACGAATCATATGTAAATGAATCACGATGGCGACTACGTATTGTTTCTTGAAATGATTCATCTAGATTAAAATGTACAAAGAAATCAAGAGTCTGTAAGTACTGATTAACGAGCTTATTGATAACCGGTAGGTATTCTTTAATCACTTTTGTCTTAATACCTGTATCTCTCAACATCTCATACATTACATTATTATATGCATAGGTCTCATTGAGTGCTAACTTCTCTTCTACATAAGCTTCTTTATTGTTAAGTAATGTTGTTAAGTCACCATTTGCTTGTGCTTGATCACTTTCTTTGCCACTTAACTTGGCCATATCATCTTCGTATGTAGATATTTGTTTCTGTAACATATCGATAGATTTGTTATTAGCTAGTATCTCTGTACTATTATCACGTACCTCTTGAGCTAATACATTGAGCTTATCAATAGAATCGTTTATTTTACTCATCTCGCTTTGAGATTTCTCTATTGCTTCTTGTAATGTTTTAGCCTGTTCTTTCGAATCTGATAACTTAGTCTCTCTTACAGTTTCAGCGATATCCTGATCACATGTAGGACATACTTCGTTGTCTTCATAGAACTTAGAATCCTTTACTACAGATACCATCTGCTGCTTAAAAGACATCTGATATTGACTTAACGAAGTTTTCTTATTGTGTGTCTTCTTTAGGTTATCATCTAAATCTGTTTGTATGCCAGCGATTCTTTCACCACGTACAAAGTTATCTTTTTGCATACTTGTTATTTGTTTATGATGCGCGTCAATCTTTGTTGTGATATTCTTTGCATTCTCATCATTAAGTGCACCAATCTCACGTATGTATTTACGTTGTAGTTCTATCTTCTCTTTAGTAAAATCAAGGTTATATGTAAGATCTTTTAGCTGCTCTCTGAGAACTGTATTGCGTTCTTTTACAATCTTATTCATTTGAGAGAATATATTAATGTCCAGAAGATCCTCAATAACGTCACGACGATGTTGTGCTGGTAGCTGCATGAAAGGAATAAAACTGCTACTTCCCAACACAACAATCTGATGAAACGATTTATGATTCAGTTTAACGATATTTTGTTCGAGAATCTTCTGGTACTCCTTCGAGTGAGAAGACTGATTCAACATTGTATCATCTTTCCATATCTCAAAGAGGTTCGGTTTGATCCCACGCATAACTCTAAAGTTGGCTTTACCAATAGTAAATTCTATTTCAACTATACATTCTTTATTGTTTATTGTGTTCACAAGTTGGGGTTTGTTTATATTTCGATGTGGTCTGCCAAATAAAGCAAACGACATTGCATCTAACATTGTAGATTTACCTGAGCCATTTGCCCCTACAACAAGTGTAGATGGGCTTCGTGCAAGATCTATGACTGTAAATGTATTTCCGGTAGATAGAAAGTTCTTGTATTTTAGTTTAGTAAATATTATCATGCAACTTCTAGGGCCTGTGCTTCTGTTAGTAATTCGCGCATTGACATCTTTAGCCTATCTTTATCTAATTCAGTGTCTGCAGCTTCAATGTAACTGTCTAGGAGTTGACTAGTATCCTCAACAGAAATGTTATCATCATTAATATTTGCACCAAGGAACTCGTCAAAGTTCTCAGCAATCTTCAGTTCATAGATAGGTCTTTCTTGTATTCTATCAATAAATCGATCAAATGTAAACAGGTTAGCTTTATTAATTACTACTACTTTAACAAACTTCTTGTCACATTGACTTACGTTATAATCATTATAATCTATTTCTGAGTCATTGTACATAACTTTATGAAATAAAGTGTGTTTATTTTGTATTGGTGTGAGCTCTCGTGTGGCCGTATCAAGCACGTGGAAGTGCTTTGGATCATGTGCATCTGACCAGGATAGTTCTAATTGTGTACCAAGATATGTAACATTGTCTATCGTTGATTTAGTATGGAAATGGCCAGTGAGCACTCTTTCAAATTTACTGAATATCTTATGATCCATTCCACCATGATTTTGTACGCCAGGATGCATAGTAAATCCACCTAATTCAAGGTGTGCACCTAACCAATCAGCTTTACATTCTTTGATGAAGTTCATCGATTCGTCATAATTTTCAGACGTAATCCATGGTAGAAGCGCCATCTTAAATCCATCAAAGTCCATGACAGTTGGCTTCATGACGATATTAACTTCATTCATATAATGACCAAGTAGTTCTTTTAAACTATTCAAGTCATTTGTATTCTTAAAGAATGTATCATGATTACCTGGTATGATATCCATTGTGATGCCATACTCTCGCAACTTTGATAAAAAGCTTTGTCTATTGCGATTGAGTGCTTTAAAGTTTATAAACTTACGGTTATCGAAATAATCACCGAGATGTACAATATGCTTAATATTATTGTTATTAAGGTATGGGAAGAGAGTTTCATTATAAAAGGTATCCGCGTTGTCTAGGAATATTTCAGATGAATTGTGATTACCGGCATGGGTATCATTCAATATGCATATTTTCATTAAGTTAAGATCTCACTTAAATCTGAATCACCTGAGTTAGCAACAGCTTTTGATTTTTGTTTCTTACGTTCTTGTTTTACAATCTCTTTCATTTCAGTATCTTTTATCTTAATAGAATCAATACGACTCTTCAATGTATCAACAAAGTGCATTGCAACGTTGTTTGCAACGCCAGATGATTCGATATCAGTATAGTCTTCAATCGTAGATTGTGCTATGAACTTCATTTTAATATCTTGCTGTCTTTTTTCTTTTGCTATTCTACGAAGGAAAGCATACCAAGATATCTGTGTGAAATATGCGAAGGCATTAGGATTACCGGTACGTGTTGCTGCTTCGATATTATAATTTTCTATTGCTTTTAAACAGTTTTCTACTGCGTCCATAACCATTTCTTCTCGATATGTATATCGTACGAAGTTTGATTTATGAGATAAGCCTTCTGCAATACGAAGGAAACACTTTGCAATATAGTCAGTTACGACTGGCAACCTTTTTTCGGCTGCTTTTGCTTCTTTAATAACAGTGCAATAGTCTACTACAGCATAAGAGAATTCTCTATTATTAACGTAGTGTGGTTTGTCTTTGGGCTTTATTTTCGCCATGATAACTCCTAGTATATCTTGTTGTAATTATTATAACACAACTCTAAGGGGATGTAAACAATTATTTTATTTTATTTTATTTTGCAAATAATGCATTTTAGGGGTGTACAAAGTACACAAATGTTGGTATAATTAATAGAGGTTTTATGAGGTGGGTAGAGTACCTAATTAAGTTTATTAGGATCTATTTTAAAAGGCAATACATTGGCTAGGTCTGCATCTGAATCTAAACCATAGTCAGCAGGAGTATCTATAAAATCAGATAATATATCTGCATGATCTTCCTGTTTCTGCTGTAATTCTTGTATCATCAATCTGACGTATTTCTCATATTGACTTTTAAGTAAATCGCTCGGATAAGCTATCGATATAATATGATGGGGCATAAGAGAACATAATGAATTA